TGCGTCGATTATTCGTCATTGTATCCGTCATCGATGATTAGTCAGAATTATTGCCACAGCAGCAAAGTCTGGGCAAAAGAGTATGACCTTGCCGGGAGACTGGTGAAGGAGGAAGGCGAGAAAGACAAGGCAGGCAACTACGTGTATTATGGTCTGCCGAATTACCAGTATGTAGAAGTCGAATTCGACACATTCGAATGGCGTCGTAACCCGGCGCGCCCTGCTGCCAAAGCACAAAAGACCAAAGTGGGCAAGCGCGTAGTTTGCTGGGCGCAATTACCAAACAACGAGAAATCCGTGATGCCGTCCATCCTCATGGAACTGCTTAAGGCGCGCGAGGAGACTAAGAAGAAGGCGAAGAAGGCGTCGGCAACGGACCCCTTCATGGCAAACATCTTAGACAAGCGCCAATTGGCGTATAAAGTAACCGCAAATTCCCTGTATGGACAGTGTGGTGCGCGCACATCAACCTTTTATGAGAAAGATGTTGCTGCGTCGACAACAGCAAGCGGTCGCATGTCAATTATTTATGCGCGCCAAATCATCGAAGAAATCTACGCCAATCGCCAATGTAAGACCGAAAAACACGGAATGGTGATGACCAATGCAGAATACGTGTACGGGGACTCGGTTGCTGCTTACACGCCAATTTATGTGCGATTCTTCGGATTCTTGCACATTTTGCGAATCTCGGAACTTGCTGACAAATATGGTGTTGAAGGAGGTTGGCGCAAGTGCGAGGACCCAGGTCGTCAAACAAAGGAAGTGTGCGAGATGCAAGATGGCGTGGAAACGTGGACGGACAAAGGGTGGACCCCGCTGCGCCGCGTAATTAGGCACGCATTAGCACCACACAAGAAAATGGTGCGCATCCAGACGCCATCCGGTTGGGTAGATGTGACCGATGATCATTCTCTGTTGCTCAAAACCGGTGCCGAGGTGTCACCAAAGGATGTCAGTTTATGGACAGAGTTGATGCATCATGACCTCGATTTGACGTCATTTGAATACAATAAAACACGTGAGCACCACTCGGCGTGCGAGTACTTGGACAATTTCACCAACTATGTTGACACACTTGTAGTAAAAAATTGCGTGGATGCATCATACGTGTATTTGTTCTTAAAACAGCGCGGATACTATGTCAAACAGAAGACGATTGGAACCACGCAAATCATGCACATGATAACTTATAGCACAACACCGTTTCCGTCAGAAGACTTGTCCCATACAATACAAGAAATTGAAGTGTTGCAAGGATACAAAGGATTTGTGTATGATTTGACAACTGAGAATCACCATTTTGCGGCAGGCGTGGGCAACATGATTGTGCACAACACGGACTCAGTCTTCTTCATATTCAATCTCACAAATGTGGAAACCGGCGAGAAAATTGTGGGCAAAGACGCGCTTGAAATAACCATCGAATTGGCGCAGGAGGCAGCACACTATTCCACGATGTTCCTGAAACCGCCGATGAATCTGGCGTATGAAAAGACGCTGATGCCGTTTGCCCTGCTCTCGAAAAAGCGATACGTAGGCATCCTGTATGAAGAAGACCCCAACAAGGGCAAATTGAAATACATGGGTCTCTCACTAAAACGCCGCGATTCATGCGACTATTTGAAGGACACTTACGGACAAATCATCAACCTTGTAATGAAGAGCGGAAATGTGATGGAAGCAATCAAATATTTGGACAACAGTTTAACCACACTGATTGCGGGGGCAGTTCCCACAGATAAATTGGAGATTACCAAGGCGCTGCGCGGATACTACAAGAACCCGCAGCAAATCGCGCACTGGGTATTGGCAAACCGAATAGGACAGCGAGACCCGGGAAACAAACCGAAACCGGGCGACCGAATGCGGTTTATCCATGTGACGAATCCCAACAAAAAGGCGTTGCAAGGCGAGAAAATCGAGACGCCAGAATATATCACACAGGCGCACTTGAAAATCGATTATGATTTCTATATCACAAATCAACTGTTGAAACCGATATGCCAGTTTATGGGTTTGGCGTTGGAGCAGATATGGAAGAATCAGGGAAAACTTTCAGCAGTGCGAAAACACACAGATGAACTGAAACAGATTGAAAAAGAATGCGGCGATTTCGAATTGTTCATAAAGAAGAAAGAGAAGTATTGCTCGGAAAAAGTCAAAGCACTTCTGTTTGACAAGTATCTGTTGCAAATCAAGAATGACAAGGCGGGGAATCAACCGATTACCAACTTCTTTGGCATGAAGAAATAAAGATGTGTGTGTGTGTGACATGTTTTTTTATTCAGGTGGCGCAAGCGTGCCTCTGCAAACGGGACATCGAGTATTCCTGTCAAACCAAGTTCTTAATGCGGACTCTTTGAAAATGTGTCCGCATCGATTGATGCGCATGACGGCATCTCCATTATGAAAATATTCCATAGTAATAGGACAAATAATGTCATTTCCGGATGCATCGATAGAGAAATTGTAACAGGTGGTGTGTCTTGACAATTGATTTGACGAAGGTGGCAAATTCAAAGAAAAGTCAAACAATGATGTTATTATTGGTGAGAAACTGGGTCTTACTCTGGAAGTCATATTTTCAATTATGGTTTCCTGACGACCATCGTCGGCACGTTCTAACATGCGAAGCATGTCTCGAATATTGTTGTTGTAATCAGACATCAAATCAATAATGTGCGCAGTAGACATGGGAGACGAACCACTGCTGTTTAATTCAAACAGACTGAATCTGTTTGAAGGACGAGAAGCGTCCGACCGGTGCCCATCCAAAGGATGGGCACCTTGACCTCGGTTATTGTTATTCATTTATTATTACAATATAAAAATAATTCGCAATTCTTTCTATATAATAATCATCATCAAACACTATGAAAATAAGCAAAAAGCAATATGCAGAAAATGGACACACAGGATTGCAGAATTTGGGGAACACTTGTTTTTTGAATTCCTGTGTGCAGGCGTTAGTTCACACATATGAAATCCACGATCTTCTTAATAAACAGGCAATCAATGACCGTTTGAATGCGGGTCTAAAACCACAAGATGCGCGAATCTTCAAAGAGTGGAAAGAATTGACAGAGACCATGTGGTCGGGCAATGGTGCAGTGCGACCCATCAAATTCGTCTCGGCAGTGCAGCAAGTGGCGCACAAAAAGGGCATCGATATATTCACCGGATGGGCGCAAAACGATGTCACCGAATTTCTCCGTTTTATAGTGAATTGTTTCCACACCTCTATTGCCCGACCTGTCAAAGTGAACATCACAGGGAATCCGGCAACAGAGACGGACCGAATGGCAGTCAAATGTTACGAGATGTTGAACGCCACCTTTTCAAAGGATTATTCGGAAATTCAAGACCTTTTTTATGGAGTCATGGTTTCCGATATTAGCAACATTCAAACAGGCAAATCACAGTCTTTGAAACCGGAGCAGTATTTCATTCTCGATTTGCCCATACCAAGTTCCTCTACCGGAACATGCACAACTTTGTATGACTGTATTGACGAATTTTCAAAAAAGGAATTGATGATGGGTGACAATCAGTGGTATAATGAAGCAACCCGGGCAAAAGAAGATGTTCATAAGCAAATCCGGTTTTGGAATTTTCCCAAGATACTTGTAATAATGTTGAAACGATTTGACGGTGCCGGCAAAAAAACCAATGATTTGGTAGATTTCCCTGTGTCTAATTTGGACCTCTCCAAATATGTAGAGGATTATTCGCCCAAAAAATATGTGTATGACCTCTATGGAATTTGCAATCACATGGGGTCGACGGATGGGGGACATTACACGGCATTTGTGAAGAACATAATGGGCAAATGGTTGTATTGCAATGATGAGTCAGTCTCTATCATAACTAATTTAACACAAATGGTTACGCCAATGGCATATTGTTTGTTTTACAGAATGAAATAAAATGACATTATTTACTATAGTGAATAATGTCATCAGAAATGCCAATTGCGGAAACGCCACCTGCGGAAACGCAAACAACTGACACTACTCAAACGACAACGACGACGACTGACAATAAATACAACAACACAACCATGATGATGACAATAGCATTTTTAGGGATATATTTTGCGGTCTATGCCATTTCAGGGATGTTTTTCAAAAGAGATGACCCGAATTTTCATTCTGGATTGGGCGGAACTGTCGATTTAATAGTTTTTGCCATAGTGATTGCAATTTCAGTTGGATATTATTACAATCTGTCTGAACCGGATCAGTCCACATTTTTTGACGATTTGAAAAAAGGTGCTCGTGATTATTTCAACAATGCTTACACAATAATAGAGGTGGTAACATTCATTGCCCTGTTTTATCTAGGCGTGTTTGTTTTTAGAATCCCAATTCCAATTTCATTGCTTGAATCCAAGGCGTTTATTTTATTAATTGCACTGTTGGCAGTGCAGTTTTTCAAAGAGGCGCTTGGAATCCGAATAGTCGACCACATTTACAACATGGACCTGTTTGAAAAAAAGAAACCTGCGCCGGAGACACCAAAAGAGGAAGATGAAAAAGATGAAAAAGAGGATAAAAAGGAAGTAATCAAAGATGAAGTGTTCAACATTTCAAACAACTTGTTTACATTTGATGATGCCGACAAAGTATGCAAATCATTTGATGCGCGATTGGCAACATATGATGAAATAGAGGACGCCTACACGCATGGTGCAGAATGGTCAAGTTATGGATGGAGTGCTGGACAGCACGCATATTTTCCTACACAGAAAGATACGTGGAATAAGTTGCAAACGGTGAAGGGGCATGAACACGACCTTGGACGACCGGGAGTGAATGGCGGATACTTTAAGAATCCCAACATTCGGTTTGGCGTCAATTGTTATGGCGTGAAACCTGCCATGTCGGATGCCGAAAAGAAACTGATGGATTCGCGCAAAGAAAACATTTATCCCAAAACAGATGTAGATATATTGTTGGATAAGAAAGTGAAATTTTTCCAGGAGCATAAAGACAAGTTGTTGGTGATCAATGGGTATAATAATGACAAGTGGTCCAAATATTAGGGGAACTACGTTCCCCTAGGACCCCTCCTTTAAGGGGAACCCATGGTTCCCCTTGGACCCCTCCTTTAAGGGGAACCCATGGTTCCCCTTATTAACAAGGAACTTAATGCCCCCGCCGCCAGTCAATTCCTCCAATTTCCGCATTATATATTTCACCACACCCTCTTCCACAAATACATGTTGTGATATGTCGATAGAGGGATTCGCAAATTTTGCCACATTGAAATACACAGTATTAATTTCCGAATTTGCTGTTGCTGCCTCCCGAATCCGCGAAAACCCATTGTCAATGATTTGCCGCGTGAACACATTCAAACAAGAATAACATCCATCACTTTTTGAACACACCCCGATAGAGAAACTACGAAATCCATTCCAAATCCTCAATGAATTATATCCAAAATCGGAATCTGTGCACCATAATTCTTCATCTACATCGAGGTAGATGAAAAACGCATTCTTATATTTTTCCTGTGCAACCATCCATGCAAAATTGCCAACACCACCTGTTTTGACAGTCTCCACTGCAATCACATTCATACATGCAATATAAGTTATGCATTGGAATCTTTTTTCCAAATAAATGAATTTGCTTCATCAGAATGTTGATGCTGTTGCACATATTCCAACCCATGTTTGATGCACCAATTCACACACTTGTGTGTATGATTGCGCATATAATATTCAATTTTGTCGGCACGTTGTTTATTGTCAATTAGCAACAGTGTATTGTGGATATTCTCAATCTGTGTTTGACCTATGATTGCATTGCACTCCTCTATCTTGCTGTAAAGGAAAAGCGGAATGTGCGACTGTTTGAGAAACCCGGAAATGAAAGTTTTTGCCGGGTCTCTGCTAAGCATTTTCTCAAGTGCCTTCTCAAATATGCAATAGTAAGGCGTGCTATTGCTAAATCGGAATCCTATGCAAACAATGTATTTCTCCGAATTGGCATATCTGCTTGTGTTGGGTTTTATGATATGAACCTTGTCATAAAATGACGACAAAATGTAGATGATATCGGCAGTCGGTTTGAAAAAACAGTCGAACATTTTAAGCACAAAAGAACCGCCGAATTTTTGCATGCAAACGGCATAGGCAACCTGGGCAAACAGCAATTCGTGGATGCTCAGTTCTTGGTTGTTGAAGTCGGCACTGAAATCGAACCCACCATCGCCGGTGATAATATCCATGGAATTCCTGTATTTGGTGGTGACATTTCTGAAATTGTCCATGCTCAATATATTGCCGGTTCCATCGGCACCCTTTTCCAACACCACATTCTCATTGTTTCGCAAAAAATTCCGCGTTTTGCGCCATCCAGGCACTTCATCATTGGTTGAGTCTTCGATAGTCATTCCATAAAATGCATCTTGCTCATTGCCGCGGACAGACTTGCGATAATTCAAAACTGCCTCTATGAAACCGCCGGGACCCTCCGCAATTCCAAACATTTTGATTGGCGTCGAAGATTTGGATTTGGTCCAATTGTTTTTAGACCCCAACAAATTAAATGTGTCGATGATTTCCAGCATTTTAAAGTAGGCGCGCGAAATAGGGCGATATTTGCAAATACTAATTTTATGAGACCCACTATAAATATTCTCATAAGGATTCGTGTATTTTTTATATGTGTCCCAGTCGTTTCCATATTTGCTAATTTGCTCCTTTATTTCGGACAAATAAGAATAAATTGAAAAAGACATGTATGGTTCCGGTTTGGATTGCGTCAAACAACAATCCACCGATTTCCACGGACAATTTGATATGTGTGGCAAAGAAATATATGTCATAATAAACTACATAGGTATGCATAAAAATATCTATGTGGTTTTGCAAATAACTACAATCAATTACTCTTTGCTGGCGTAATTGCTGGGGTTCATACAGGCAACTTGTGATGGGAAGATTTGCCCGGACATGCAGCGGTCTTGCTCGCCGACGGCAACGCATCCTCGCTTGCCCTCATATTCGCCGACCAAACACCATCCTGTTTTGCCGGATGTGATGGGTCTTTGCACGGGGTTTGCACTTGCCGATGGACTGGGTTCAACATAGGTCGACGATGCCGTCGACGAATTTAAAGCACCATCCAATCCGGATACGGCACTAGGATTCACATTGTCTCTGCTGGCATCTCTCAAGACATTTCCAACAGATTGCAATGAACCTTCGGCAATATCGACACCGGTTTTAGCAACATCGGCAGCAATATCGGCACCCTTATTTAAAGCAGTTCCGGTAGTGTATCCAAAAATGGACAATATCTGTTTGAACAAAGGACCCACGATTTTCAGCAGAGACTCCAATAAGTTACCAATCACAATGAATATATTTATTCCTAAAAATGACAACCCCAATATTATCAATAAACCGATTATGACTATTTGATTGTTGATTCCCATTGTTTGTTCGTTGTTTGAAACATTCGAAATTGTGGGCAATCTAAACCCTGTGGGACTTTGTGCTTGTTCCATCTATATACACATAATAGAGAATTTTGTTATTGAACCTCAAATATGTGCGTTTCAAAATAGATTAAAAATTCCATTTGTAATATAGAATACAGAAATAATGGGAGCATTTTTTGAATCAGCGTTGTTATTTAGTTTAGCAGTTTTGATTGTGTTGATAGGGTTATTAATATATTATTTTAAGGGGCGCATAACTGATTTAGAGCAGAAAAACATGAAGTGTTTGGAATTAATTGGGGATGTTTATAAATCGCATTTGGAATTAAAACGTGGAATGGCAATTCCGTTTATTCGGGAGCAGGTCGGAGGCATGCAACAAACAGAAGACCAACGAATCAAAATAGAGTTGCAGGAGCAACCTCATGAATATGAATATGAAGATGAAAGTGACAGTGACAGTGATGATGATAGTGACAGTGATAATGAAATTGCTGAAGACAATGCTGATAATCAAATAAAAACGGTAAATGTGGATTTGAGTGGAAGCATTGAATTAAGCGAAGAAATAGACGTTGAAGATATGGAAATAGAGGATGTTGATGCCATTAGCAATGATGAATTAATAAAAATTGAACAATCTGAACCAATTATTGTAAACAAGATTGAAATTGACGGTGAAATTGAATTAGACATTGATGGTGATAATGCTGAACAGACTCAGGCAGTTGACCAAAGTAAGCGCGATTCATACAAGAAAATGAGTTTACCTGCTCTGCGCGGATTCATCATTTCGAATGGATATCAAACAGATAATGCTAAACTGCAAAAGATGAAAAAGAATGAACTAATTGATTTGATTATTGAATCTGTGTAAGAGATTAATAAACTGATTGATTTGATTATTGAGTCTATGTAAGAGATTAATAAACTAATTGATTTGATTATTGAGTCTTGATCAGACCAATAAAATGTGTCTTGATCCCACATAATGTTATTTTTGCCGTGAAAAATAACATCAAATATACATTTATTTATGAGTTGCCGGCAAAGCAGGGTAATCACGTCTAGCGTCCAACTGCTCACGGGACAAATAAATATCCTTCAAATCGCTGCTTTTAAATACAATGCGGTCATTTGTGGGAACATATGAAGCATGTTTTGCATGTTTTCCGGAAACAGACGCCAGCAAATAGTCGGCAAATCGCCCCTCTTCGGAAAACCCAGTATCATTGCTGGAATTGCGAAAATCATTCATCATGATTTGCTTGGCATTCTTAATCATATAATCCCTGTATTGAGCATTGTTGGTGATGCCGGTTTGTTGCAACAGAGCGTTGTGCGATAGAGGTTCAGATTTGCCATTGGCAACAATAGAACGCCCATCACTCATTAGCGGCGGAAATCCGTCATACCGATTGTTTGAATGATATCCTAAATTCGATGATGAAAACATTATATACAAATAGAGAACAAATAAATCTATAAAAGTCGCACTTCGGTCATTCCGTTGGGTCGTTTAAAAATTGTGACCAAGTCAGGATACTTTTGTTGCAGTTGCTCGGCAGCAATCTTATTTGCTTGAAGGCGTTCCTCGGTTAATTTGCCCAGTCCGCCCGGCGAATGGTAAATCGTTTTCAAACAGATGTCATTGAATCGCATGACTCCACCGTCTTTCAAAAAATGGCGAATGGTGTTTTCGTAGTCCTCTTTCTCGCCCACAGTCGGCACCAAATCTGCATCATGTCTGCAAATGAATCCATATGCTGTTCCTAAAATAAGTCGCAAATCAGTTGTCACATTGTGTTTCATATAATAGGCGTATCGCATGGGATAAATGCCCCATAGGAACAGATTGTGCGCTTCTATCGCAGCAAACGCCTTCTTTATGAACCGGTCCAAATCACCTTTTTTGAATTCGACCAATTTCTGTCCGTCTCGACTAAGGCGCAAAAACTTCTCCACATCATCGTCCATGCTTACTACGCGTGTGCCTTCTGCAAAATGGCGCGTGATAAATTTGCGCTGGTCTGTGATGCCTTTGACACCCACCACAATTTGTTTGAATAAAGTTGATGGTACGACATTGGCGTAAGCGTCGCGTTCGGCATCATTGGCAACAAAAATATATATGGACTTGGCAGGAACCCCGCCCTTCTTCAGCGTTTCCAGCGTCTTTTTTGCAATGACTTCATAGCGATTATAGGTTGGAATTGCCACTACATATTTGATATTTTTTTGCGCCTTTAAGGTTTTTCTTCCATTGTGCGCCTTTGGTTTTTCCCTAAGGGACAACATCTATATATTAAGGTTTTACATTTATGTGTAATTTGTTGGCGGATCAACATTTTTATTCAATTCATACAGCGTATTTATTTCTGATTTTATAAGGGGTCGCGCATAATGCATTATGTTGCAAATTCCGCCCTGCAATCCGTTGTCTTGTCCTACAGTAACTATATCATCGGCATTCAGTTTCACGGTTCTTCCTCTCGGAATCGATTTCTTAAGTTCACCATTTATGAATATATCGATGTTTGCCGAATCATACACTATGACAAAATGCACCCATTTTTGTAGGGGGATTTTGAACTCAACGGGTGCCGATGGCGGTTCATTATCATAATTGACGATGCACATGTTTTTGGCGCCATTATACATTATTTGGGGGTGTCCTTTTCTGGAGTCAGCATCAGCATTGGTCAAAGAAAAGATGTTTGCATTTTGATTGTAAGGGTATTGAGATGTTGGCATGCCGACAACATAGAACCACATGGAAAATGTGTATTGGCGATAAGTTCCGGGAACTAATGTTGCACCTGTTTTTGTGTACAAATTGCTCAAACTGCCAATTGGAGTTTTATTTTTTAGTGTCACCGGTTCAGACAACATTTTATATCCTGCTGTTGGTGTAAATTTTGCCAATATTTTTGGAAAATACAAATATAGAAGAATGAGCAAAACCTCTATTATCAATAAAACATAAACCACAAAAGGACTTCTTGAAAACTCTCCTACAATGTAATTGAATAGGTCCGAGAGCATGCAAGGAATGAAAAAGATGATGCGCAAGAAAACGCCCAACCACCCTTCAACCGAGTAGGCAACATCTTTTAAAATGCGTCCAAAAATGACGAGTCCAAAAAGGGCAATTGCGCCTCCTATAATGTTGAAGGCAAACATGAGTTGATTTGCAACATCGGCATTTATGATAGGGTCTGTGGTTTCTCCCGATGGCGATTTGTGCGGAGCATTCAAGTACCATGTTCCAAACATGATGAGTATAATTGCGATGATGCCTCCGCCGATTTTCATTGCTGAAAATGTTTTTTGCTTTGAGTCTGCTTTATCATCAAATAGAGATGGATTGATATTAAACAAGTAAATTACGATGACTGCTATTGGAATCCATGTAATAATCATGTTAAAGTAATGCCGCGAAAACATGTTTTCACTGGAATTCTCTTTGAATAAGAAAAACAACTGCCCAAATAACCAAATGAAAATGAATAAAATAATTGGATTGTTGCGGAAAAATCCCAGTGATATTCCCAATGCTGTTTTAATTGATCCCAATATATCCATTGCTTATTTAATATATATCATGAAATAATTTACCTTAATGGTGTATTACACTTTTTATAAATTCTCCATGGCAGTTTTGCATCCATGGCATTCACGGCACAGCGCCACTAAATTATCCACGTGATTGCTTCCGCCATGCTCCAAACGGATTTTGTGGTCTACCTCAAACCACGCCGATAACTGTTCGTTGCAATCGCCGCATTTCCAGTTTTGTCTGCTCGCCACAAACTTTTTCTTGGTCTCACTTACCGACCTTTTAGTGGATTTTTTGCCCGAATTGAGGATGCGAGTTTCTGCATTCCGCTGGAGTCCTGAGGAACTTCCTCCATTCATATCCAACACAGGATGTCCATCCGATTCACCAGAACCACCAAATATATTCTGTTTGGTAGTGAAATCCAAGATGGGACTCATCATACTCGCAGTTCCACTATCGACCGGCAAATATTTCAAATACTCATTGGAACCGCGAATGATGTTCTGTGCTCTATCGGGGAACTTTTTAAACAGGATGTAAAGCATTAATCCACCTAAAGCAATTCCGCCCATCTGCAAATACTTCTTGTTTGACCTGAGTAACGCCAAATATTTACCATCTGTGTAGACATTTGCCATCATCAGTGCAACAATTAAAAAAATGATAATTTCCAGACGCATGTTTGAATAAACCTTATATTATAGGTGCAGAATGTCTAATCCCAGTAAAGATAAACCAGGAACAAACAGATGAGAATAAATGCAACATGCATATAATACCGGTTCATCTTTAGTTCTTGATGCAAATACACCGGTTTGGGCATATACAATTCATAATACCGATTCATTGCCTCGTCGATAGAGATTTCGTCTTTTCCGGTCATTTCGTTATATTTATTGTGTATGAAAACGACCCATCGAACAAGGGAATCCTTGCTGCTCAAATAAGGCGTTACCGGATACTTGTCGAGCATGTTGCTAAATTCTTTGCCCATTTTTTCGTCGGGAATGAATAGCGGCAAATTGGAGAAAAAATCGTAGTATTTGCGTTTGATGACATCATTGGGAAAATCGGGATATGTAAGTGCCATTGTTTGTATGAAAAACCAATAGTGAGGTCCCCACACTTTTGCTGAACCTTGGTTAAATGGGTGCATTTAGTAAACAGAAAGTATATAGAAATGTCATACTTAAATACAGTAATCAAGACGACATTATGAAAAGTTACAAAGAAGTTGCTGAAATGAGTACCACGGCAAGCAACGCAAGCAACATAAGCAATTCAAGCAACATGAGCACAGGAAATTGTTGCAATAACTGTGGGAAGCGGGGGCATAATTTTCATCAATGCAAGTTGCCAATTATAAGCAACGGCATCATCGCATTTCGCATAAACCCAAATGGTGGTCACAAAGAGTATTTGATGATACGGCGCAAGGACACGCTTGGGTTTGTCGATTTTGTGCGCGGCAAATATTCGATGAGCAACCGGCATTACATTTCAAACATGATATGTCAGATGACCATGTCGGAAAAGGAGAAACTGTTGAAATGCGAATTTGACGAATTGTTGAAATGCTTGTGGGGTCAAAACTGCAATCTCATGGGAAGCGAGGAGTGCGCGGCGCGCGACAAATTTGTCCAGATGCGCGAAAAATATTCATTGTCAGATTTAGTAACGTCAGACAAGACGCGCTGGGAAGAACCCGAATGGGGATTTCCTAAAGGGCGTCGCGACAACAATGAAACTGATTTGGGGTGCGCCATTCGCGAGTTTTTCGAGGAGACGGGATATACTGAACCCGGGTCCATCATAGATAATGTGTTGCCATTTGAGGAGACTTTTATTGGGTCAAATTACAAATCATACAAGCACAAGTATTTTTTGATGAAAATGGACTATGAATATTCGAAAAATGTGTCGTTGGAAAACATCAAAAACAATTGCGAAATAAGTGCGATTAAGTGGATGCCGTTTTTGGATTGCGTCAATGCAATACGCTCATACAATTTAGAAAAAAGGAAAATCATCATCTGTGTGAATACGATTTTGACAAAACATGTGTGTTTGTAGATAGAGGATTATATGTGTGGTTATTCTATAGATATAATGAAAAAAACAAGGAGGAAACATGTGGGTGGTAGTGCTTCCAAAACCGTGAAAGCAAGAGCAAAGGCAATAACAGATGCCGATATTGATGTTGCCTTGACCATGGAACCCATATCCTACGAATTGTTTTTTGATGAAAAAGACAATGATGATGAATACAAGTATGTTGGATACAGAATGAAAATGGTGCGCGATGACATGTATGAATTGTCTAATTATGGCAAATATTATCCGAAAAAGGGCGGTGTGCGCATGGAAACTCCCGAAACACCGATGATGTTTGTGTATGACGGGTATTTGTACAAAAAACATCCAAAGCAGACCAAAACAGGGAACCTTAAATATGACCGGCAAATTTTGCCTGTTTTAGCAGAGGCAGCAAAAGAGGAAGCAAAAGAGGAAGCAAAAGAGGAAGATGCAGATTTTAAAAAAGAGGATTTGGAACAGTTTGCAGAAGTTGCCGATAGAGGTTTGGCAGAAAAACGTGAAGAAATGGAAGAAAAAGAGGTTACCAAAGAAGAAATAGAAGAAAAAGAGGAAAAATCCTTAGAAATGCCTTTAAAAAGAGATTTTGATGACTCCGATGCCGGCGAATACGAATACAAAAAAGACCATCCAAACAATCAAATCTCTATCACCATCCATGGAGAAACCATCACACAAGATGATGATTTCCTCTATCCATCTTTGAATGATCCCTATTTGAATCTGAAAATTGCCAATCGCAAGGAATTTGCCTCCTACAAGTATGACGGCACTGCCGACAATGTGAAAACCCGGTCCAATTATGTTTGCCGTGAAAACCGCGAATTCGAATTATTGCCACACCAACTGTTTGTGAAGAATTTCTTATCCAAGAACACACCCTATCGCAGTATTCTCCTCTATCACGGTCTGGGTTCCGGCAAAACGTGTTCCGCAATTGGCATTTGCGAGGAAATGCGCGCCTCTATGAAACAGACCGGCGTAGTCAATAAAATCCTCATTATTGCCTCTACAAATGTGCAGGACAATTTTCGACTACAATTATTTGACGACCAGAAATTGAAACGGTCACCCGCATCGGGCGCGTGGTCCGTCGATTCCTGTGTGGGAAACAGTTTGCTGCGTGAAATCAACCCGACCAATGATGTCAACATAAGTGCCGAAAAGATTACATCGCAGGCAAACTCCATCATAAACACAAGTTATGCTTTCATGGGGTATTTGCAGTTTGCAAATTATGTTCAAAGACGCGCATTATCGCAAGACGAGAGTTCGACATACACAGAAAAACAGAAGAATGATATCAAAATCAACAACATCAAACGCCTGTTTAACAACCGACTCATTGTGATTGATGAAGTGCATAATGTGCCAAATAGCATGGCAGCACCTCTATTGATGCTTGTTGCAGAGCACGCCGAGAATGTGCGTTTTGTGATGTTGTCGGCAACGCCGATGTACAACTCCGTGGAGGAAATTATCTGGATTGTCAATCTGATGAATATCAATGACAAACGTAGTGCAATTAAATATTCCGATGTGTTTGACAAAAAGGGAAGTATGTTAGAAGACGGACATTTGCTGCGACGAAAACTCAATGGATATGTATCCTATGTGCGCGGCGAGAATCCTTATACTTTTCCGTTTCGCTTGTATCCCGATGTATTCAGTCGCGACAATACCTTTTTTGCACACCCTTATCCCACGCGGACTATAACAGGTAATGATGACTTGCAGTCAATGCATGGCATGCGCAATCGCATCTTTATTACACGCATTGGAGCAGAGCAGGAACGCGCCTATGATTTCATTGTAAATGGTGCCAACATCTTCACTAAAAAAAGCAGCGCCAATATTTTTAGGAGTGTAGAAGAAGACGACGATATAGCAATTTTTGAAAACATGGAATCTTTTGGTTACACCAAATTGCAAGTTCCGCTCCAATCGCTCATCATGACTTTTCCTAGTCCAACGCTGGACAAACTAAATGGCAATTATAGTGACGTGCATCCCGACACGGCAAAAGAAATCATCGGCGAATTGGTCGGCAAAAATGGCATCGGCAAAGCAATGAATTTTAAAGAAGAACGCAAACAAATCGACGAAGACACCATCATCTATATGAAACACAAATATGAATACAAAAAGGGATATGAAGGACTTTTCACACTGGACAGACTCAGGGCACATAGCAGCAAAATTGCGCACATTTGCACCTCTATTACAGACCAGCGTTCGACTGGCATAATCATGGTTTATACACAGTATATTGATGGCGGTATAGTGCCAATGGCACTGGCATTAGAGGAACTCGGGTTTGCGCGATATGGGTCCAACCAGCAGTTTGTGAAACCGCTTTTTAAGAAGGGTGCGGCAATCAATCAGGAACCGCGCGACGCCAGGACAATGGAATTGCGCCCCGAATTTGCAAAGACCCGGGATCTAGGTGAATTCAAACAGGCAAAATATATGATCTTGTCCGGCGACAAGTATTTCTCACAGAACAATGCGAAGGATATCAAATACGCCACCAGCAAGGCAAACCGGGATGGCGAAGATGTCCGTGTTATACTGATTTCGCGCGCGGCATCGGAAGGTCTCGATTTCAAATTTATCCGACAGGTGCATGTGTTGGACCCGTGGTACAACTTGAATAGGACAGAGCAAATCGTGGGGCGCGGCGTCAGAAACATGAGTCATTGTGGTCTCCCGTTTGAAGAACGCAATGTGGAAATCTATTTGCACGCCACTGTATTGAATGACGGCAGTGGGCGCGAATGTGCCGACCACTATGTGTATCGGTATGCGGAAAACAAGGCAATCACGATTGGCAAAGTGACGCGTCTTTTGAAAGAAGTCTCGGTGGATTGCAAACTCAATCTGGGGCAGTCGAAATTCACATATGAGGAGTTGTCCAAGATACCGGCAAACGAGAATATCATGATTCATCCATCATCGGCACCTGCCGGTGCACTTATTCCCATTCAAGTGGGCGACAAACCAGGCACGGAGGCGTGCGATTATGCCGACAATTGCGAATACACCTGTAGTATAAAGAAGGAACCTTTAATTGAACCTTCAACAAAAGTCGTTGCCGAGACTTATGGAATAGAGCAGATGCGCGCGGATTCAGACAGATTGATTGATGCGTTGAAAAGCATATTCAAATCAAGGAGTTCCAAGAAGATGTCGTATCACATAGATGAAATTAAGATATTGATGGCACCCTATATGAAAAACGAGGACCAGTTGATGCTTGCTTTGACGCAGATTGTGGACAATCCATATGAGAAGGTATTTGACAAATATGGGCGAGAGGGGCGCATGATAAACCGCGACAAATTCTATGCATTTCAACCAATAGAGGTCACTGATCGGCGCGCATCATTGTTAGAAAACTCCATGCCGGTGAATTTCAAACACGAAAAACTCAACTATGAAATATCAAAAGAGGTTGCTGGTTCTCCTATGTCACCGGGGTCTCCTATGTCTCCTATGTCACCGATGTCGCCTCGGGATGACAGTTTGTGGGAAACGGCAATAGAGGATTTGCGCAGAAATATGGATATTGTGCAGAAAGACAGACCATTTGAAGTAATGGCAAGCGAGGAAGATTGGGCAACCAATTTGAACTCAATTTCAAAGACACCGCGACTAGCAGGCGCAGAGAAAGAAAAACGCCGACCCCTCATTGATTTCTTTTTGATAGAGGAGCAGGGATTCACAAGAGAGCAAATTTACAAATATGCGTTTGAACATTTCATGGACACCATGAACCATCGTTTCAAAAAGAGTCTGATAGAGAATTTAGACAATTTGCGTCAAGATGACATGTTAGAAAATTCGATTCAAATGTATTTTAGAAATCGTCGTTATCAATACAAGGATTCTGTGGGATACATTTTCACAAAAGTGAGTAAAAACATGGTGAAAAATGTTGTTCTCTATCGGGAGACTCCTGAAACCCCTTGGCCACGCAACTCGGCACCTTTGGCGCCTTGGACAGAAGAAGAACCGGGTGAGATGTTGGATTTCAAAATGGAGATGGAAGACCGATTGAAAAAGGATTTGACGCGACTTAATGCGACATTTGGGTTTGTGGGATATTTCACGGGGCGCGGACTGAAGGAGAAGGGCAGTGCCGAGGGGTCAATGGAATATATGACCAAGACTTTGGGTCGAGGTAGAAATAATAAAGGTGCCAAGTTGTCGGGGAAGGGCAAAGACGTGATAATCACATTATACAATTCCATGATGGATACTGTTGGAGCACCTCACAAACACTATGTAGAAAAAGAGATTAAGGATATTTCCAAAAATGGATTTGCCATTGTGTTGGAATTATTGATGCGGAAATTTCAGGATGAAGGGAGGGGTGTGGGTCCTTCAGGTCCCTTGATATGGCATTTGACGCCGGAAGAGGCAATTGCCAATGGAATCAATGAATATGACATTTAGGTGTAAAAATGTTTGGATATATTATATAGAAAATGTCGGAATTGGTAACAATTTCAAGAGAAAATCAAATAACATCAATACTAATTGGTATAGGTTATTCATATTTTTTAACTCCAACGTTCAATGAAATTAATAATGAAACATTAAAAACAAATTTTTATAAAAAAATGGAATTGGTTTGCAATTTACTCACAGAACGTACTCCTCCTATAAATTTATATTATCAAGATACCAAAGGTGATGAATTATTATTAAGTAATAGACGTGCCACCTGGGCAAATGTTGTAACAATAGGCGCAGACACAATTGTATTAATATACATAAGTGACAAAACCCCTGATGGAAAATACACAGGAAAATACACATTGTATTCAACACACCATAGTTATGATAGAACCAAGCATGAAGAAATGGTATCTGGTTTACCTAAAAAACTCAGTCCAACAAATATAAATGCATTGGTGAGCAACACAGTATTATTTAACAAATTAGAAATAATAAATGATTCTGTATTAACACCAACTCCAGTATTTGCAGGACATGGAAGTGAAGTTGGAAGAGGTGGAGGTGGAGGTGGAGGTGGAGGTAAACCTCCGGAGTATGATAATTGGAGTTCTTATGGTAAAATGAGATATGATATGGGACATGGAGGCAAAAAGAAACGAAAAACCAAGCGTCATCGAAAAAACCGAAGAAATTCCAAAAGAAGAAAACATCATTAAACCGACGGGGTAAGGCAAATAATTTACCGCAGGGAAATTACACGTAGAGAAACCATAGGTTTCTCTTGAAGCAAGAGGGGATGTCTCGCCCAAAGGAATAACTGCCACATAGAGAAACCTAAGGTTTCTCTTGCGAGCGTCGCGTCCTTCGGAATATCCACCTTCGGTATATACCCGATGGAATACCCGATGGGGTGCCGAGGGGATGTCTCGCCCAAAGGGCGAGCGTCACGTCCACCCGAAGGGAGGACGCTTATCCCCTCGCGAAAAATTGATTTGCAATTCAACATTTCAAATCAATCACACAACACATATAGAACTATTCTTATTTAATATATATTACAATGGACAAGACTCAAACTTCTGAAAAATACGGCGTATACATTCGTTCTGTATTACAGATGAATATTACTCTCAGCATCGTCGAAATCGGCAAAAATCTTACCCAGAATTTAGAGAATGTGATTCGTCTCAAAACCGAAGGCAAATGCATTGCCGAGGGATTCATCCGACCCAACTCGGTACGCGTCCTCAATTATTCCAGCGGTCTCATCAAAGACGACCATGTGCAATTCCAGACCACATACGAGTGCATGGTTTGCTATCCCGTCAAAGACATGATTGTGTCATGCACTGTGTCGGAAGTGACCAAAGCGGGCATCCACGCTTATGTTAAGGATGCTGACAGTGACAATGTGCCCATCACTGTATTTGTGGCGCGCGACCACCATAACACAAACAAGTATTTCAACAGTATCAAAGAAAAAGAAACCATTGAGGCGCGCATCATTGGAGTGCGTTTTGAGTTGAATGACCCCTCAATAACGACCTTGGCAGCAATTGTGGAACCGCGATAACATATTTGTAAAAAACATAGAGAATTGCGTTCATAAAGTACAATCACAGGATGTTGACCACCGAATATTTGATTTCATTAAAGGATGCGATAGAGAAGATGACCAAGACGCAGCAATTGGACATTTTGCGCATTTTAAAGAAGAACCCCACAATCAAATTAAACGAAAACAAGAGTGGGATTTTTGTGAATATTTCTTTTTTGCCAAAGGATGCAATAGAGGAAATCGAGAAATATGTAAAATATGTATGCGACCAAGAGAGCGAACTGAATCTGTTGGAAAATCAAAAACAGGAATTCAAGAATACGTTTTTCTCGGGCATGGCAATTGGGTCGATTGAATAAACAGGTACTGTTACTTTGCACTGCAAAAATACGGTTGCAAATTGCAAAAATTGATTTGAAAACAGGTGAAATTCATCTTGTTTTCAAAAAAAAACATATAGTTACAAATAAAATGAATTCATGTGTAATGTTTAGTGCTGCATTGGCAGCAATCACATTGCTGCGAATCATGTTTAGTGTAATGGAATTTGACAACATAAATGGCAACCGCATGGACAATGACTTTAATGACGATTTTGACGATACTTTTATTCACATGACAAAAAAGCAGTTGAGAAGTATGCATGAGTCTCTTCTCACATATAAAGGGTTTGAAAAAATTCACAAACAGGTGTTGCTGATTGCGGCAACAGGTGGTCATGAGCACCAGTTCAACCTGTGTCACAGAGCACATGATATAGAGGCAATGATAAAAGAAGCATTCCCCGATAGTGTTATTGTGACTATGCCAAAGAATAACACTTGTGCTGCATACAAAATAACTTGGTAAAGAACTTTTGAAAACAATTTATAAAGGTCGCACCAAAGATATTAACACAATCAAATCAAATTAAAAATGGCAACAAAACAATTAATAGATATTTTTTACAAAGGACCAGGACCTGAAGGACCCTTGGGTTCCTTCGGATTGGACCTGTGTTCACTAGAAAAATATATGTTGACGCATACATTTTTTGACGGTTTTAAGGAACCCGTAAAAACAGAACCAATTATTCCTGTTTCCAAACCTCTATTGGAAGTGATTAAACCTGTTTTAACCGAACCAATAAAACCACCCATGAGAACTCGGTTCCGCGCTTATTTAAAAGATTCGCTTTTTTGGTGCATGTATGTGCACAGTCACGGACACACTGCATTTGAAACACACAAGGCAATTGGCACTAACATGTTAAATCTGATGATGACCGAGAAACGCATTATATCCGAATTTTTTAATAAAGACGAGAATAAGACGGCACTCAAAAACACCAATCATAAAATAACCAACATTAAAATCAACGAAATCAAATGCGACCTGATGACCAAACCGATGTTGTCCTCGATAGAGGCGCTCATTCCGTGCTGTGTTTATTGGAAATGCCCCATCTACGTGGATTTGGGAAACAAGACGTTTCTCCATTTTGTGCCGAATACCTATGTTTCGGACGACGACAACACAGGTCTTGCGGATTCCAATGCAGTTCTCCTCTACATGGTTGATGGGCGTTTTGAACTGGAAATGGACCAAGAAAAGAAGTCACATAGGATCCAAGAAATGTGCCAAGGGCACTATAAAATCCCGCATTATGAAAAACCGTTGTTAAGCATCGGAACTTACAAAACGGATGAATTGCAATATTTGTATGATATGGTTATTGGCGCAAGCGATATTACACAATGCACGGGGACAAAGGGTGCTTCGCACCCGACACTCCTACAGAGTTCAAAAATGAAAAAACAGGAAATGTATGCGGCAGTCATACAAAAGTGCGTTCTGCCCGCAACCATGTTTTAGATAAATTATGAGACATAATAATATATGTGTTATAATTCGGAAATATCATTCTCATTTGCCACGGTCGGCATTTTGACGACAGCATACATATACGCTTATAAAAGCGATTTAACAAAAACAGGAATTCAGTATATTTTGCTCTTTTACGCATTCATGGAATTGCTCCAAGGATTCCAATACTTCTTTGTCAACCAATGCTCGAATGCTGTCAACGTCTTCTTAACAGAAGTTGCGTATATTCTCGTAATAGTTCAACCACTTATGTGGAATTCGTTTTTCTATTTTAACAGTCCCGAAAAGGACAAGGTCATATTTAAGGTGGCAATTGGATTATTCGCAGTTTGGATGGCACTTGATGTGGCAGCGAGATTCATGTATGGAAAAACCAATAGAAACAAAACAAAAGAGACCCAATCGCTTGCTTCCGATAAAGTGTGCACGAAAAAACAGAAAACTCATTTGTATTGGGAATGGACCTCGGCAGATTTTGGAGAATACAACGCGAATGCAATGACTTATTTCATGCTTTGGTTTATGCCGGCACTATTTTCGGAAAAATTCAGGAGCACATCGATCGTGATATTTGTGTCCGCATTGGTTGCGGGACTAGTGGCGCACGCAAGTGGTGAGTTTTTCACATTTCCCAGTTTGTGGTGTTATATAAGTGTCCCTGCATTCATGATTATCTTTTTTAAATATATCTTTATAGATAAATGAAGGAGACCCCAACCAAAGGCAAATCCAAAGGCAATCCAAAGAGGAAGGATCCAAAGGACATAAGCATCTGGCAATGCCAGATACTTACCTATATGAATCTTAATATAAAGGGAGGTGTCCAAGAGGAACCGTAGGTTCCTTTTGAAAATTGAACGCAAAAACAAACTTTCACAAATGAATTAAATATAGTCTATTTAATTTATATAAGGTACTACACACAAAAATGAACAAAATTGCTGCAAAAAATTCGTCCGAAGATTCGTCAAAAGATGCGCCTTCTGCTGCCGAGTTGAAAAAACAAATGGATACCATGCTAGAGCATTATTTAGCAAGTAATCCTGTAGTAAAAAACAACTCGCAAATGAATGAATTGGAAGTCCGGTTTGGCACAAATCCTAAAAAAGGCAAGTTCATTTCCAAAGTAGAATACGACAATGTAATCATGAAACTGCTATCTTGCGGATTCCGTTGCGATAATATGGAGGGCGCAACCATGCTCCGCATCATCCCCGAATATGTAGACAAGGTCACCGGCGTCGTCAAAATGTCCAATATTCGCGCCGAAATTATGGGTGCCGAATTGGTCCAACAATACTGTAGGACAAATAGCATCAAAAAACTTGCCGATATGCCTGTCAACAACGACTACAAGATGAAATTCACACGCAAAACCACTGCATTAAGTCCATCAGATTCAAAACCCATTCGGAAAATCGTATTTGATGATTTCAATTTCAATGTGTCCTACAATATGGAGCAGGATTTCCCCATAGATTCGAAAAATGTTGCCGACATGGTGCGCGGATGGACCGAAAACCGCAAGACATTTCGTCTCATCAATCGCGTCCGATTTTACAAGGAAGACACGCCCATAGTAGTGGACCTGAGTATAGTGCGCAACTCCAGGATGTCGGGCGGTGTCATGGTTCCCACACACAGCATGGAGGAATCCGGCATTTTCAAGAACCCGGAGCACTGCGAAATTGAGTTGGAAGTCGACAATGCCAAGGTCGGCGTTGGCACCGAGTATACCAAAGAAAACGTCAAATTGCTGTCCGACGAATTGCGCCGCATTATCCGCGTGGTTCTCAGCGGATTGCAGGAGACCAATTATCCAGTTTCATACAAGGAGCAGGAAACGGTCTTGCAAATGTACATGAGACTGATTCACGGCGAAACCTATGAACCACGCCGTGTGCTGTCGCGTGATTTCATCGGACCATCCTCGTGCACACTGCAACTAAAGAATGTGATGGAACCCGACGCCAATTCGACCGCGCCCAATATTCGCAACAATTACTGTGTGACAGACAAGGCAGATGGCGAGCGCAAGATGCTCTACATAAATGGCGTAAATGGCAAGATGTATTTAATCAATTCAAACATGTTTGTGCAATTTACCGGATGTGTAGCAAAAGACCAGAGCACATGGGACACGCTCATTGATGGCGAGCACATTAAGTACAACAATCGAAGAGAGTACATCAACACATATGCGGCGTTTGACGTGTATTGCATTGCGGGCAAATCGACGCGCGAACTTGATTTTGCACCCTATGACAATGAAGGCAAAGAAAAAGAAGGAAAAGAAGGCAAAGAACCACAATACAGATTGCCTCTATTGCACCAGGTTGTAAAGTCATTTAAGATGGCATCTATTTTAGCAAGTGGTTCGTCAGTCCTCGATTTCAAGGTCTCTGTAAAGAAATTCTATCCCGCGACCAACGGCAAAACCATTTTCGATGCATGTCATACAGTATTAATGGACGTCAAGGATCACGTGTATCCATATGAAACGGACGGTCTCATTTTCACACCCCTCAATACGGGTGTCGGTGGTTTGCGAACGGGTCAAACAAGTGAATTGAAGAAAACGACTTGGTCTCTATCGTTCAAGTGGAAACCGCCGCAGTTCAACACCATTGATATGTTGGTCACATACAAGACGGACAAGACGGGCAAAGACGAAATCCGCACGGAATTCGAAGGCGGCGTAAATACCGCGGAAAGACACGACAATCACTACAGAGTGTTGGAACTACGCTGCGGGTTTGACCAGAATATACACGGATACATCAACCCATTCCAGGACTTGATAGATGACAAGATACCGGCACCCTTTCGAGGCATAATGGATAATGAGGAGACCTACAAACCGATGCCATTCCAACCGACGAACCCCTATGACCCGCAAGCATACATTGCAAACATCCGTTTAGTAAAAGACAATGAACAATTGTACATGATGACGGAAGAAGGCGAACGATTCGAGGAAAACACAATTGTGGAGTTCAGTTATTACCCGGACAGGGAGCGCGGTTGGCGCTGGTCTCCTCTGCGCGTCAGACACGACAAGACATACAGTTTGCGCGCGGGCAACAAGGAATACGGCAATGCATACCACGTGGCAAACGACAATTGGAAATCGATTCATCACCCTGTCACAGAGGAAATGATTGCTACCGGTGTAGGCATCCCCGATGCCGACGCCACAGATGATGTGTATTACAACAAATCGAAAGACGAGCGCATTTCGTATACGCAGTCTTTGCGCAAATTCCACAACATGTATGTAAAACGCAAACTGATTGAGGGTGTGACGCAGCGCGGCGACATCCTCATTGATTATGCTGTAGGAAAAGCAGGCGACATGTCAAAATGGAAGTTCTCGGGCGTGAAATTCGTATTTGGCGTCGACGTGTCAAAAGACAACATTTACAACCAAAAAGACGGGGCATGTGCGCGATATTTGAGTGAGCGCCGCAACAATTCGCGCATGTTTGACGCCATATTCTTGCCGGGAAATAGTAGCGTCAATTTGCGCAATGGCGACGCCTTCTTCACGGACAAAGAGCGGTCTATTGCTGACGCCATATTTGGCAAGGGAAGTCGCGACGCCACTAAACATGCTGCCGCGGTGTATCGGCACTATGGCATTGGCGAGAAGGGGTTCAACGTGAGTTCGTGCCAATTTGCGCTGCACTATTTCTTTGAATCGGGAGCAACTTTTAATAATTTCTTGCGCAACATATCGGAATGCACGCAACCGGGTGGTTATTTCATTGCCACTTGTTATGATGGTCAAACAGTGTTTAATATGTTGCGAAACAAGAAGAAGGATGAGGGGATTTCCATCTATGCAAATGAAGGCAAAAACAAGATATTTGAAATACAGAAGATGTATTCGGAGACGGGGTTTGCCGACGACGAGACCAGTATTGGATATCCCATCAATGTGTTTCAGGAGTCGATTAATAATTATGCGGTGGAGTATTTGGTGAACTACGAGTTCTTCCGGCGGTCTATGGAGAATTATGGATTCCAGGTAGTGACGGACGAGGAGGCGCGGTCTCATGGATTCATTCGCGGTTCGGGTATGTTTGATGAATTATTTCGAGCAATGAAACAGGAAATTGGAAAGAACCCGGCAGCACAAAAATGGTATGAGAATGCGGACATGATGACGGAGGAAGAGAAACGCATTTCGTTTTTGAATCGGTATTTCATCTTTAAGAAGGCGCACAATGTGAATGCGGAGAAGGTGGCGAAGATAGTGGAAATTGCGGAAGAGGTTGAGGAGAAGGCAATAGAGAAAGAAATAGAGAAAGATGAAAAGAGTGTTGGGTCTAGTTCAAATGGAACTGTCGGGTCCAAAGGACCCTTAGAAAAGGCAAAAGCAAAGGTTACACGCGCCAAGAAAATTAAGAGTGCCGAGAAGGTGCAATTATCGGATTTTGTGCCAATAGAGGAAGATGTTGAACCTGCACCCGAGAAGGAAGAAGTCCCAGACAAAGTCCCAGACAAAGTCCCAGACAAAGACCCTGTCGGTGCCAAAGGCACCTTAGAAAAGGCAGCGCGATGCAAGGACGGAACCAAGAAATACAAACCCATGGGCGATGGATGTTATACAGATGATGAAATTGCTGCCTACAAACTGAAC